GTGTTGAGTTGTTGTTCTATATTGAAATGCACCGTATTTTACTAGGTCATTTAATTTGTAATGTGTTGAAGCAGCCCAATCACCTTTGAAGAATAAACCCTCTGTATGTAATTGATATTTTGCTGCTGATAAATCTGTATAAAAGTTTGCTGAAGAAGCTTGTGAAGTATGATTTGTTACAACAACATAAGTGTTACCGCCGTACTTGATAATATCATCAACAACATAAGCTGTTGAAGTTTGCCAATCACCTCTCCATTTAAATTTAAGTCTACCTAGTTTAAAATCTGCCATTTATTATCCTATACTGCGCTTTGATAAGTAGTTGAGTATGCTTGTCCTGTTGTTGTTTCAAATGTGTCAAAATCATCACTTGTAGTTGTTAATTCTGACGGTCTAGCATTATTTACTCTTCTCACCAAATCTCCATTACTATTTATAAGGAAAATTGTTGTCGTATTATCATCAAATACAAATTGTTGGTACCTATCGCTGTCGTTATTTTTATATCTTTTATTTATCTGTCCTACCGTTATTACCGCATTATTGGCAGGTTTTATAGTAAATGATATAGATGTACCAGAAACATTATAATCTGCGTATGCCGTTTTTCTTACGCCATCTAAATAAACCACATATTGTTCCGGAGCAATACCATTTACATTTGAAGTAAAAGCTGTTGTTGAGTTGTCGCCAGTAAAATACTGGACATTGTATAATTCTAATCTTTCTTCGGTGTAGTCTGTTTCACCATCTTTAGGTAATAAATCTGACTTACCTGGTTCAAAATAGTTTGATAATTGTATATCTGCCTTTTCTGTATTAGGGTCAATAGAAGTTAAATATAACATTCCGTCCTGTGTTCTACGAAGAGCATTAAATTTTTTCAGAGTTACATTTGAACTATCTGTACTTGTTTGTTGTTTAAGTAATGCCATCTTAACTTACCTCTAAAATACTTGCAAAAGCTTCCATATCAATTGCTGATGAATCTGGATTTGCTAGTGCTAACACCCGAAGTTTATCTCCCGCTTCTAAATTAATTGGTTTGTCCATAGTCAAAGTATTGTTTACAGGTATTTCTGTACCTTTTGCCACATGAAAAAATGTAGAACCGCCATCTGTTGTAACTTTAACATCTACTTTGCCAATATTAGTTGAACTTTTATTAGTTATATATAATGCATGAATAACTGAAGCTGTACCACCTGGTGCTGTATAAAAATCGGTTTCATTACCACTTAAAGTTGCACCTTGATTTTTAAATGTACTAGCCATAATTATCCTCCAAATACTATTCCATAAGCTAATGCGTCACCATCAGCTGCTAAAGCGTCACCAGTTGTGGTGCCGTCTATTGTTAAATTACCTGAAGTAATAACTGTACCTGTTATATTTGGTAATGTAACTGTTCTATCTGCTGTTGGTTCTGCAACTGTCAAAGTTGTTTCATATGCATTTGCTTGATAACCTTCAAAAATTAAATTTGCACCATCTAAAGTAATATCATTACCTGCAACAGCTCCGTTTGCAACAACATTCTGTAAAGTAACTGAACCTGCACCACCCATTTCTTTAACAACATTACCAGATGTTTTAGTGTAAAACTTACCATCTGTAACATTCATTGCAATTTCACCTATTGCTAACGAGTTAGCTGCTGGTATAGAACTTGCTACTTCACTTCTTTTTGGTTTTATTACCGTTGCCATTATTTACAATGTTTTCTAATTTGTTTAATTAATTTATCTTTAGTAAATCTTTTATCTAACTCTACGCCAACTTTTCTACCTAATTTTTCTAATTCAGTTTTAGTTTTTGTTTTTAAAGTTTTTAAAGATGTGTCTATTTCGTCTTTTAATACAAGAGGCTTCATATAAGGTCTTGTAATTAAGTTTTTAATTTTTGTCCATAGTTTCATTAGAATGAACCTCCGTCAACTGTTGTTACGGTCACATCACCAGATGAGACCTGAAAATTGTCTGAACTAAATTTAGCAACACCTATATTTGATGTACTTGCTAATTCACCAGCAATTGTTAATTTGTTACCTGAAGCAGTTGTATTTAAACCCTCACCTGCTAAAAATTCCATAGGGTTACCTATTTGAACTGCACCTTGTGTAGAACTTTCATCTGTAAATGTAAAGTTTTCTATCTTTGCACCGTCAATACTACCTGCTAACATTGAGTTTGTAATACCTAATGCTTTAACTCTTAATGCGTCTGCGTTTACTTCTACTGAACTATCGTCAACTGCAACATCCATTTGGTTACCTGATTTAGTTAAAGCTGCACCAGCAGTTATCTGACCTGCGCCAGAGAATTG